TTTTTCACTCTCCTTTTTTCAAGTAGGTTTACTATTGCTTATCCTCAAAACCCACTACAAAATGGATAAGCAGAAGACAATCATAAACAATTTAGGTTAGATTGTCAAGCGACTCAGGAGGGACTTGAACCCCCGACCAACTGCTTAGAAGGCAGATGCTCTATCCAACTGAGCTACTGAGTCATAAAACAATAATACCATTTGGTTGGTAGATTGTCAAGGTGGGCAGGGAGGGATTTGAACCCCCGTAGGCAGCGCCAGCGGATTTACAGTCCGCCTCCATTAACCACTCGGACACCTACCCGATAAGTCAATAGTACCAAATCATTCTTGTTTTGTCAAGGGGCAATCTGGAACCCATGGAGCACAAAGACGCATTTCTCCGCCCAGTGTTTGACATTCAGAAGAGTTGCAGACTGAAATGTCAATAGACTTCTCTGAATATCTTGATGAAGGTATTGTAACCCTTTCATTATCACCTGTCAAGCGTTCATACTCTGCTATAGCAGCATCAACATCCCGCTTAACCCTTCTATTTAATTTTTCAGGATCTTTGATAACAAATTCATTAAGCATAGTTTGAGGGAAATATTTTCTTTGAATCTCGTCCAATAAAACCCAAATTCCATTTTCGGATATTCCTGTACATTGAGAAAGTGCTGCAATAATAGTTGATAATATTATTCCTACAATTGCGTATTGTTTTATATCTGGTTTTTCTTTTCCAAATTTAAACATAGAAGGGGAGTGCTGCAGAACTCCCCCCTATTTATTCTATTGTATCAAACTTCTACCGTGATCAGTCGGTTTGCATAATCATGTGCATATGAAGTGCGGGCACCATGAATGCCCCAACCAATCCAACTATACGCATAGTTCATGTAACGATCAATAGACTTTCCAGGAGTCTTCATTTTGTCTTCAATTCGTTTCCATTGAACTTCATTCGTAAGATAACGAAGTTGCGTTGGAAGTGCTGATGGAGAACCACCATACTTCTTAGCGAAATCACCCAATCCATAATAACGGTTGGCAGATGTCCATTGGATCAGACCATAACCGCCGCCGCAGTTATGATAACTGGTCCTACTACCACCTTCACAAATATTAGGCACGAACATAGATTCTTGCTTAATATTGCCCAGGATAGTAGCAAGGGCGTTTCTGTCTTTAATTCCCTGCTGTTGGAAATATTCCACAGCAAGTTGTTCATGTTCCGAACACCCTTTACAAATTAGCCTTTTCTCTTTTGGCTTTTCAGGTTGTGCAACCTCTCGGATTGCTGTCTCCTGAGTTTTATCTAATTCAAATCCTTCAATATATTCAAAAGATTTATTAGTTTCAATAGGATTGATAGTAAAACTCGGTGTTGGCAGTGTTGCCGTACTGGTTGTAACCGTTGCCAGCAGAGGCAGGGCTACTGTAAAGATATTTTGCATTAAATTTGATTGAACTCTACATCCGTATAGAAAGGGGGTACACCCTTTTCTCAAAGGGCACTTTCCACGGCTCTAATTGTCACATCACAGTCTCATAATGTGAAACCCACCTTTATGGGGTGGGTTTGAACATAATAATGGATTATTTAGGTTTTGTCAAGAATTGTAATCAATGACATCTATTTCCTGATCACCAAAACCATTTTCTCTTTCCAAACAGAGATAAGTCAATTCACTTTCTCCATCAGGAAGATTTAACCATTCATCAAATTCTTCAGAAATTGCAAGGGCATTTAAATGATTTTGCTTTGAATCTGTTTGAGTCAATTCATGAATCCGATCAATAGACCAATCTCGAATCTGAACCACTGGTTCAATCGTTGTTTCCATAATAATCTTTTCGGAAGTACCTGTTGAGGATGTTGCCATTGTAGAACTTTGGGGTTCCGTCGTCAAGTGCTTCCGTGAGGACGTTGTTTGTGAAGAGTTGTCTTGTCTCTTCAAAATTAGTTTTTCCCTTTGTTTTATGCAAAGATAAAATAGTGCGAGTAAAATTTTCCTTACCATATTTTTCTACATCTTCTTTAAGTTCTGGGCATGATCCATAATATTTCTTCCAGTCAGACTCCATCTTAGTTCGTCTGCTACTGCTTCCTTTTTTGCGGAAGCTCCAGAAATATTTTCTACCAATATAGTCCCTATTAGTTTTATTGCAATGTATATGATATACAAAACCAAAATAATCTTGAATATCACTTGAACCAAATACTTTTCCATTGTAGGTCCAAGGGTTTTCATAGTCAATATCTGTACTCATCAATTATATCAAGAACTGCATTCAGATATTTATGTGCTAGTCCTTTCATATCCATATCATGACGTACATGCTCTTTATAAAGATCATTTTTTAATTTCAAAACGCGAACCTTAAATTCATCTTTTGTTATTTGATTTTTAGACATGAATAATTTTCCAACTAAAATAATTATAAAAAAAGAGACCTAATTAGGTCTCTTTTGTGTTTGTTCAAATACAATTAAATTATTTTTGACTCCACTCTTTTGCTTCTTTAATAACTTTAGATTGCATTTTCTCTGACAGATTTGCCATCATTGCAATAGCACCTTTATTAGTGTCAGCATAACCCTCTGTAACAAGAAACTCTAGTACCAAATCAAAATTATCGGAAATAGTTTCTTCTGACATTTTTGATGCAACTTTTTGAGCAGAACCTGCAACCTTAGAAGCAGCACCAGCAACTCTAGAAGCAACGCCACGGATTGCGCCCTTAATACCACGCTTCACATTTGCCATTTTGTTCTTGGCAGATTGAGTCATTCTATTCTTAATATCAGATGCTGCCTGCTTAACTTCGCGTCCCTTATTATATGCAGCAACTTGTGCCTGTGCTACTCCCTTACGGACTGCTTTACCGATACGGATATTACGGATATTTCTTGCTCTAGAGCGTACTTCACGGTCCTTTGCAGCAACTGCTGCTTCCTTTTCTTTTCTAATATTTGCAATATTTTTTGCTCTTGATTTTGCTTCCTTTTCACCCGCTTTAGCGGCGGCAGCATCTCTTTTTGCAGATCTTTGATTTCTTCTTTTTTCTAACCAAGCAGAAGTAGCGGTTTTGTTTTTAATAGTATCCTTAGTTTCTGAAGAAGGTGCTGTTTTGGGTTGCGTTACCTTTACAGTTTTTACCTTTGCTTGAACCTTTTCTTTTGCTGCTGCCTTTGCTGCTGCTTTTGCTTTTTCTTTAGCATCAATTTGAGCCTTAACTTCTTCTACAGAAGGTCCACCAGTTCTTTTTTTAGCAGCTCTTGCTTCAGTAAGAGTTTCTGACTCAAATAAAGCATCAATGATATCAAAATTGCTTGGATTATTAAGAACAGACTCTACGCCAATTTCGTTAAATCCACACTCTTGCAGATACTCAGAAACGAAGTCAATTTCTTCAAGAATATCTAGCTCCTCACCAAGGACATTCTCAAAAATTTCTTCAACTTGATCATAATCAAATCCTTCTTCAATTAATTCATCAACAACTTCTTCAATAACGACATCAAGTTCAGTATCTGTAAGTTCGTCAACAAATGAGAGATTTTCTTCTTCAATTTCTTCTCTCAGTTCCTGATTGTATACAGATGCGTATACTTCGTAAAGATTTAGGGAAGTCATGTTCTTCTTATTTTTTACAATTTATATTTATTTATAAAAAAAGAGGGTTGCCCCTCTAAAATCAAAGAACATCATTAGAAGATTTCCCTAACCATTCTTTACTGTAATTGTAATCTCCAAACATAAACTCATCAGATTCTGCTGCCTCTTTATAAGCGTTTAGAATTGCTTCTTCACACCATTCATCATAATTGGAATCCTGCGAAAGTATTTTTGGTAACATCCTGTTTAATTCCTCCGACTACGTAAGATTCTACTTCCGTTTCTTGGGGAGCAACCTGAAGACCTTTGGAAGAAATCCAGTGCTGTGTCCAAGGAAGTGGATTGTTATTTGCTGGAACATCATATTGAGGTTTAAATCCAATCGCTTTCATTCTACGGTTTGCAATCCATTCAACATAACGTTGTAATAATTTGTCATTAAGTCCAATCATACTTCCGTCTTTGAACAGATAATCTGCCCAACGCTTTTCTTCATTTACAGCACG